TACTCGCGTCACATCAAGCAGGGTGAATATCATCGTTTTCCAGTCGAATTGCAAGATCATGTCAAGCTCCAAATGATGCCTCAGCTCGTGACTCCAGAATTCAAGACACATGCCCGAAGGTAGTCTCAAGAACTTCAAGGAATCAGTGACCTCAGCTCTTTGATGCCTCACTCCTTACACTAGTATCACCAGGGACCTGCAATGCAAGCAAGACAGCGAGCCCTAGGATTCTCCTAATGTTAAGAAGCCAGCTTGACCTGCCGATATCACGAGTAATACGGTTTGAAACCGCACAAACGCAACACCGGCAATCAGCTCTAACAATGCGTTTAGCCCTTAACAGCATGAGAATAGACACATTTTCGATGACCCGGTTAGAATGAACTACCAGGTAGTAACACTCAATTCGACAGCCACCGAAAAAACGAAAATCTCGCTTGCGCTGGTACTTGTAGCTTATAATCCAAGATCGTAATATACGCATAAGAAATAACTAATTAGTCCGCAACGAATCGCAGTACCTGGTTAAAACCTTTAAAGTGCGCGTAAATTACAATCTGTCGAGGCGCTCGAATCAAAGAAAGTGCAACCAGTATTGAACGTAAGTGCAAAGACTACTAGCGTTAACTATGCAGAGCATCACTTTACGAGCTAATACTAATTTGAATTCTTTAAACCGACCAACTTGGTTCATTGTTTGGAAGGTTGTGTCTTCCAGCAATTGGTAATAAACATCGGTATTAACGATATAGATTACTTCTGATGGATCGAGACCCCAAGCACCTAAACCTTGACGCAATGTGCGCAACTTAGCAACTGTCAAACCAGCAGTAACAGTGTTACCAGTGGCAGTTGTGTTAGTAGCCCAGTTTGCCAATCCCTTAACAGGATCAGAACCTGAACCAGCACCTAACAAGAAAGCCTTGTCAACGGCGCGAGCAACACGACGGATCATACCATCACGAATCATAGGCATCAAAGCGATCAAAGAATCTTCTTCTTCTTCGTATGCTGTATACTCGTTTGTGGCAAGTTTATAAGCATTCAAAGTGATTTCTTTAAAAGCGTGGGTTTGTGTAGCACCGGCAGAAGCGCCAATAGTTGATGTACCAGGAGTAGCAGCAACGTTACCAAACTCAGCGTTAGTAACCCAAGTAGCAGTTCCTGCTTCTGGATTCACTGGCATGGTCATCACATTGGTTTGCATAGCAATGTTGCGGAAAATAGGAGCAACAACTAAGCGACGACGAACTTCATTTTCCATGTTCAATGAAACTTCAAGTTCCCAAGTACCAGTTGTACCTGAAGGCTGGTGTGCACCATATTTTTCAACTAAGCTACGACCAAATTTTGTGCCGTCCAATGACTTACCAGCCATCTTAGCCAACATAATTGCTTTCTCTTTGTCAGCATAAGACAAGACGTCTTTGCTTTCTTGGAAAGACATTTTTGATTTTGTGATTGCTTCAATTTCAGCAGCTTTTTCTTTCAAAGAAGCCTCTAAACCAGCGATAACTGATTTGCTTGAATCTTCAGCAGCAGCTAAACGTTTCTCAACTTCGGCCATCAAGCGCTCAGCACCTGTGTCGCCAGTAGAGATAGAAGCAACAGCGGCTTTAACGCGTGCATCTAATTCGGCTTCTGATTTATCAGCAGCGGCTTTTTCAGCCAATTGTTTTGCCTGTGTATCGGCGATGGCTTTAGCAGTGAGCTCAGCCGCTTTGTTAGCTGCATCAGCCAACATTTGTTCTAATTGTTTAGGATCCATTTCCCATTCCTTTTTAATTTCGCTGCTTGCTTCCGTTGAGGATTCTAGCCCTTTAGCTGAATCGCTTTCGGGTGCAAACTGCTGTTTGAAAGATTTAAATTCTTCGGCTGTATCAAACGCCTTAGAAAGACTAAATAGTGTATTTTGATTAGCTGGTACTGACACTACTGAAATTTCGTGCAGTTCTAGCTCTTTTACCACAAACAACTCTTTGGCTGCATCATATTCCGCATCTACGATTCGGAAGCCGATACTAAATGCCGTTAAGATGCCATCTTTTACAAGATTGAAAACTTCGTCAGCTGCTGAAGAAATACGGGCTTTAACCCATAATCCTTTGCTGTCAACTCTGTGATCTACCATCCTACCAACTGGCTCGCTATGGTTGTGATATGCCAAAATTACTGGATTCTTCAAATAATTTTGTATACCCCTTTTCCATACACTTGCTGGGACAATGTCTCCTTGTCTATCAACGTCATCGGTACTTGCGTACCCTTCGATTGTTATACTAGTTGTCTCTCCGTCGGTGGTATCGCTCTTGATAAATGAACTGTTTAAAAACAGTACTTTACTTTTATCTACCATATTACCCCTTTATTGCTGATTATCTGTGGGCCTACCACCTTTCGACGGATCAGCAGCCGAACCCGCAATATTGGCGGGTATTCTTATTTCGTCACTGCCATCTTTTGGCTCATAACGTAATTCTTTTCTTGCTTCATTAGCTGTTATAATTCCACCATTTACTAATGCTTGATAGTAAGCGGCTTGATCTTTTAATTCTGGTTGTAGTGCTGACACAGAAGCAGTAATTGCTTCAATATCATATCCAAAGTATCGTTCTAAGCTTGATGTAAACTTACGAACAACTGGCATTACTGTTTCTAAATAAA